CGCGGCGTGGACAATCTGCTTGAATTTTCGTTCATCAATCAAAATCAAAAACCAGTTAATATTAGTGGTAAAGTTATAACTTGCAGAATATTGAACGCTGATGGCACTGCTATTCTTATACAAAAGACATTAACACCAGTGCTACCAGTTACTGGATTAACCAGTTTATCATTAACTAAAGATGATATTGAAAACATTAATACTCAATATTGTTATTATAGTTTAGAAATACCAATTGATACATTTGACTATCCAGTATTTGTAGATAGTCAAGGTGGTGCACGTGGTATAATTAGAATTGTTAATAGTGTATTACCATCATTTGTACCAAGTAAAGTAGTAACTATTCCAAGTCATGTACCACCATTAAGTTCAGGTCAACCAGTGACATACTATAGTAGTTATATTAATACGGCTGAAGCTCCTGTATTATCACTTCAAGTAACTTTTGAAAACTTTACTGGTAATATTCAATTACAAGGTAGTACTCTTGGAGATTTTAGTTTATGGTATCCTCTTGCTGCTTCAGTTAGTTATACAGCAGAAACAATCACTGAAGGATTTAATGTTCAAGGATATCATCCTTTTGTTAGAATGATGATTGTCAATACTGGAACATATCCAGTTATACCAAATACTAGTTTTCTTCAAGGTGATGTAGTAGAAATATTGGCTAGATAAGTATCCAATACAATTGATTTTTTTCACAGGTCATAGTATAATATACTATGACTTTTATTTTTTATTAATATGACCAATACTGTAATTGAAACCATCATAAGTTTATGGCAAAATGGAAGACGTATTAAACGTTCGGCAGGAGGTTGGTTGTCTGGTAATGGTGTATGTTGTCATCATAATGGTGAAACTGCAGATACTCGTGGTCGTGCTGGTTTAATAATCAGTGATGAAAAAGTAAATTACAGTTGTTTCAATTGTGGATTTAAAACTGGTTATTCATCTGGTCATTTATTATCAGAAAGATTCAAACAATTATTAGATTGGATGGGCGCAGATCAACCTACTATTGATCGTCTAATGATGGAAACATTGAAAGTTCGTGAAGATAATACTCTAGCCAGATTCAGTAAAAAGTCAAACTTCTTCATGGCTAATTTTCATTCAGTAGACTTACCAGAATATAGTGAAAGAATTGATTCTACTGATGCTACTCATCAAGTATATATTGATTATTTAAAATCTCGTTCTATTGAATTAGATGATTATAGATTTTATATTACACCAGAGGCGGAAGGAAGAAACAAAAATAGAATAATTATTCCCTATTATTATCAGGAACAATTAGTTGGTAATACTAGTAGATTTCTAGATGATCGTAAGCCTAAGTATATATCCGAACAACAACGTGGTTTTGTTTTTAATATAGATGGTCAACAAAAAGATTGGGAAGTTTGTATTGTAGTTGAAGGTCAGTTTGATGCTATTAGTATTGGTGGTTGTGCCGTTATGGGCAATACTATACTTGATGAACAGGCTGCCATTTTACGTAAGTTATACAGAAAAATCATTGTTGTTCCAGATAGAGACAAAACTGGTATGAACATTTGTGATAGAGCGTTAGAGTTAAATTATTCAGTTAGTATACCACCATGGAATGATGATATAAAAGATGTAAACGATGCAGTTAAATTCTATGGAAGACTACCAACTCTACTAAGTATACTACAACATGAAACAACGAACAAGATAAAAATTGAAATGATGAGAAAACGATTTAAATGACCCAAGTTGAATATACAAGAGAAATACAAGAATTATTTTTACGAATGATGATGACTGATGCTCAGTTATATACTAGAGTCAGTAACATTATGAATAGTGAAAACTTTGACAAGGGATTAAAATCTGCGGCAAAGTTTATCATGGAATTCAGTGAGAAATATAATGCTATACCTGATAGTGCACAGATTCATGCTACTACTGGTGTTCAGTTAGAAGTAATTCCAGGAATGAGAGATAGTGATGTTGAATGGTTTTTAGATGAGTTTGAAAAGTTTACTCGTAGACAAGAATTAGAACGAGCTATTGTCAAGAGTTATGATCTATTGGAGAAAGGTAACTTTGATCCAGTTGAAAAGATGATCAAAGATGCGGTTCAAATCTCATTGACAAAGAACATGGGTACAGATTACTTTGCTGATCCAAGAGCCAGATTAATGTCAATTAAGAACAACAATGGTCAGATCAGTACTGGTTGGCCAGTATTAGATAATAAACTCTATGGTGGATTTAATCGTGGAGAACTTCAAATCTTTGCTGGTGGATCTGGAAGTGGTAAATCATTGTTTATGCAAAACTTAAGTGCCAATTGGGCACAAGCTGGATTTAATGGTGTATATATTACACTTGAATTAAGTGAAGAATTAACTGCATGGCGTATTGACAGTATGATTACTGATGTTGCCACTCGTGATGTATTTAAACATGTTGATGATGTTGAATTGAAAGTCAAAATGGCAAGTAAGAAATCTGGTAAATTCTGGATTAAATATATGCCAGCACAAAGTACAGTTAATGATATGAGAGCCTATATCAAAACTTTACAAATGGAATATGATGTAAAGATTGATTTCTTATGTGTTGACTATTTGGACTTGTTAATGCCAGTTAGTACAAAAGTTAGTCCAAGTGATTTATTTATTAAAGACAAATATGTATCAGAAGAATTACGTAATTTGGCCAAAGAACTTAATGTATTGTTTGTAACGGCATCACAGTTAAATCGTAGTGCAGTTGAAGAAGTTGAATTTGATCATAGTCATATTTCAGGTGGTATTAGTAAAATCAATACGGCTGATAATGTATTTGGTATCTTTACTAGTCGTAGTATGCGTGAGCGTGGTCAATATCAGATACAATTGATGAAGACTCGTAGTAGTAGTGGTGTAGGTCAAAAGATTGATTTGCAGTTTGATGTTAATACATTGAAAATTTTTGATGATGGTAGTAATGGAGATGGTCAAGCGCCGGTATCTAGTGCTAGTAGTTTATTGAATAAGATCAAGACATCCAGTCAAATCATTGATCCTTCAACTGGTGAAGTGACTGAAAATGTAGATTCTGCAAAAAAAGTTGTGGCAAACGTACAATCTAGTAAATTAAACGCTTTATTAAATCAGATAAAGACTAAACAATAAGAGTTCTGAGATAAATACAGTATGATGAAAAAAAATACTCGTAGTCTTCTTGAAGAATTAGAATATGTGGCTGAGAATCGTGATACCACACATATCATTGAATCTCGTGCTAACAATATCATCAATTCTGCTATTCATTTACTTGAAGTAATTGATCGTAATTATAGTGAAGAACAGGCTGCAATTTTAGAAAAGAAACTATTGATTGCGATTAAAAATCGTGATACAGAGAAGTTTTCTAAAAGTCTTAAAAGATCAAAAGGTCAATAATGAAAATCAGTGATTTATCAAACTCAAAACATGTTACTGAGGGTCTAGGTTCAGCTATAGCTAGTAAATTTAGATCCAAAGATGAAAATAATAAAGTGCGAGATGAAAAAATAAAAGAATATGGTCGTAAAGATTTTTTAAATCAATTATCTTCTTCGTTACAATCTGCGATTAAATCTGGAGTAGTCGTACCCTCTACGTCAACAACTACATCTGCTACTACTCAACTAGGACAATCTGGTAAAGATATTATGAATAGTCCTGCCGCTCAACAATTGGCTCAACAGAGAAAAGCCAAACAACTTGCGGCCATTTCGCCTAAGCCAGCTCCTAGTCCATCACCAGCTCCTAGTCCATCGCCAGCACCAAGTCCATCACCAGTCCCTAGTCCATCGCCTAAGCCAGCTCCTAGTCCATCGCCTAGTCCATCGCCTAGTCCATCACCAGTCCCTAGTCCAGCTCCTAAGCCAGCTCCTAGTCCATCGCCTAAGCCAGCACCAAGTCCATCACCAGTCCCTAGTCCATCGCCTAGTCCATCGCCTAAGTCAGCACCAAGTCCATCACCAGTCCCTAGTCCAGCTCCTAAGCCAGCTCCTAGTCCATCACCAGCTCCTAGTCCATCGCCTAAGCCAGCTCCTACTTCTAAATCCATAGAAGATGATCTAAAAAATAAAGCGAAACAGCAGGCCGCGGATGATCTAAAAAAGAAATCAACTGACGCCGGATGGGCCGCCTTCAATGCAGAAATGTCAAAATCAAACAACAAAGAGAAGGCAATTGCTGCGGCAGAGAAAGCTCAATTTGATTTTGAAGAAGAATATGATAAGACGTTAATCGCAAAGAATGCCGAGACAAAGGTTAAAGAATCAACAAGAGATAAACAATATAAATTATTCAGTAGAGTAGTTGAAAGTCGTATGTTAACAGAAGCAGAATCTGTATCCAAATTTGTTCAAGATTTTGTTCGTGGTCAAACACGAGGATTTGTAAACAATCCATCATATTCTAACAATGTTAAAATGATTGCCAACAAAATTGATGCTGAATATGCAAAAAATAAAACTATTAATAGTCAATTGGTTGATTCAATATGGGAAACCATATGGGCATGGTCTAAATTAGGTAAAAAACAAAGTGGTGGATATGGATCATTTACAGATATTGATCATGATGGAACAGATGATTCTATTGAAAGAGAAA